GTTGTCTGTTAGTCCAATGTCCTAACAAATAACTATCAATCGTCATAAATTAAACATTCTGGTTCATCAGGATGCATCTCACAAAATAGTTCAATAGCATTTGGATCGTGATGATCTCCTGCTTCTATCTCATCATGATGATGTTGCTCATAAACCTCAAGTTCATGAAGCTCTTCTTTATAATGACGACGAGCAGCTGGATTTGTTTGAGGATCCTCAATAATCGCTATGTCTGCTGCGATGTGTTCTTCAATGGTTTTCATAATTACTACCTCAATAGTACACTATTATTTATCTAAGAATAGAGTCTTTTCGTAACTTCAACTCAGTTACAAGACGTGTTTCTGTCAGGGAATGAATAACTTCCGTTATAATATACCTGCCACTATATCGCCTATCTAATTCGCCTCCATCCCCTGCACCCTTTACGTTTGCAGGTACTTGTAATTCTAATCCATAACCAACATATAGGTCCAAATTTCCAGGAACTCTTAATGTTAGCTGTAATTGATTGAGTGATTGTTCCCTCATATGCTTATATGCTTGCAACTCTGCAAGTTGCTCATATGTTGCCATACTATTAACACTATTCTTTGAATCAAAACTTTGATTAGGTAGAGAACAATATCTAATTCTTTTTGGTGTCTGTAATGCTATTTGAGTTTCCCTATCCATCTGTGTAATAGGATTAACAGATTTCTTCTCATTCAAATGAGACATCTTCTTCCACATTTGATTGACACTATATTGAATTGCTGGATCTTTTGTATCCTTACTGAATCCAAGTTTACTTGATGTGATACTTACTGGATCAAATCCAACGCTATAACCAGCATATGTACCATGTCTCAATCCTTCTATAACTTGTCCCTCTTCTGGATAACCAATACCAATAGTACTGAATTGATCTAATTCTTCTTGACCAACATTCTTTAATGTATGAGTGTATCGATATAGTTTTGCTTTACCACTAACATCATCCGTAACCTTTACAGTATGCTGCTGTTGAATATCTTCAATCATCTTATCCCATGACTTAGCATGGAATCCTAATGCATTTTCAAAGAATTGGAATCCATTCTGAAGAGTACCACCTTTAGGTGCTTTTCTAATACTGCGATCAAGTATCCACCTAATAAGAGTAGCAGGTCTCCAATGACTTGCTATAAATGAATGTTTGGTAAGGGTTTGTTCAGCAAATACTCTTTTCTTAGTAGCTATAAACCTCTTATCTCTAAGAACAGTCTTAATAATATCAGAAGTTTCTGTCTTATTATTGAATATTACATCAGAACTACCAAAAATATCAATAGATTCATTCTTAATATGCTCTACACTAAAGCATTTAACCTTATACAGTTGGTTGCTTTGACTTGCATTTACTCTATCAAATATACCAAATGATCTAAACCAATAAGTCCTATCAATAATAGAAGTTTCAATATCCAACTTAAAAAGTTCAGTACCAGTCATAGTACCAACCAAACCAGCAGCATCTTCAAATATAAACTCTGCTTCAATAGTTGGTCTATTAATCTCATTATAGATCAACCATCCTCTACAAAACTGTACTAAGTTAAAAGCACGTTCTGGACCTTCTAATCGTTTACCATTTCTATACATGGATAATCGATAGGTTGCTTCACCTGGACTAGATGCTAATAACGATCCTTCCTTTAATTTTGCCATTAACCAGTACCTGCCCTACTCGCTGCATAAGATAAGTTATTACCAACACCAGCACGCTTGGACTCTGCAACAGCCTTAGTAACAAAAGATTGTGCTGCTGCTACTTCAGAACGTACTGAAGCATTATTTGCTTCGATTGATGCCATAGTAGCTTGCACTGAGCTATTTATTTTCTCAGACAAACGGAAGGATAAGAATTCTTTCTCTCTAAGAATCTTCTGCTGCATCCTCATGGTAGATTTATCATCTTTATCTCTACCACTTGTTGATCCTTTGTTGGTCATAGAATTAACATTACTACCAGCACTTGTGTTACTAGCAGTATCATTTCTTCCAGATTTTACTGGACTATAGGCAGACTTAGCATTACTAACATTACTTCCCTGTTTACCCTGTGGCATCTGAGAAGGGAACATTGTACTACCAGATTTAAACCCACCAAATAAACCAGGTGCTTTATGAACCTGCTTCTTCTTATCAGTCATATTGGGTGATTGACCGTCAAGACCTTCTGAAGAAATTTTTGCATTAGCTTCCTTATTACCATCAGTGCTGGCGAACATATCCTTAAAGCTAACTTGATATGCAGTTCTATCTTTACCACCCTTAGAAGTCTTTTTAAAGGTAGTAGCATTCGTCAAGACGTTAATTGCTGCATCATCATATCCTTGATTGGATAAAGCAGTTTGTAAATATCCGTCCTTCTGTGCATTTAATATTGCCTTCCATGATAGTGCTGAATCTGCACTAGACATGTCTTTCTTGAATATATTAGTACTATCAATTAAATCCATCCAAGTACTTGCATTACCAAACTTACCACTAGAATTACCATACTGTTCCATCAAACCTGCTTTATTCATCCAAGATCTTGCATGTAAAGCCTGCTCTAACAAACTTCCACCCTGAGTATCATTATGAATCTGTTGAGCAATCATCTGCATATTGCCAGGTGCATTTATAGAAGAATTTTTACCGCCTCCTTGCTTTTCTTCTTTACCAGCAATACCTATATGAACATGTCCAGGATAACCATAATTATTTGGTCCTTGCTTACGTTCTTGATTGACCGCCCAAGCACCCCATTTATCATGAACGATTTCAGTAATCTTATATGCTCCTACCTGACTGTGTAAAGTATCAGCAAGTGAATGTAACCTTTGACCTTTTTGTCCTGGTCTATAATCAGCAATATTTAATCCAAGACCTAAAGCATGTAATCCACCAGCATTTACAGGAGAATCACCTCTAGGGTTGAATCCTTCAGTATTAGCTTTCATCTTATTCCACTTATTAGCATGGAAGAATGGGTTATCCTCAATAGTAAACCCTTGGCTAAGCATTTGCTTACCAACTCTCTTCGCTGC